CGCTGCTCATCTAAAAGTTCACTTCCATCCGCATCCCTAGTCTTACCGATACCAACATGAATATGTATATGCTTTGCCATTTTAACCGCCGTATGTTTTTGATTTGTCAGCAATGTCTCGCACACTGATATTGTCTGGAATGCTACTTAATGAATTCATGCAATATTCTGGTGTGCTATCATTTGCCCGTTGCGTGGCATAAGCGATAGCGGCTGCTTGTTTTGTAGGCTTTCCAGATGCCTCTTCGATGCCGATGTTTTCACCAAGAGCTTGCTTTGAACTTGATTGGACCAATGGCATTATAGCACCCCAAGCAACTTAACAGCTCCTTCCACAAACTTGCTAGATTTGGTCAGTCCATCCTTTTGCTGATCCGTCAAACCAGGATGCTGCTCGACAAATGCCACAATATCAACTTGTTGTGCTGATAATGTTTCAACTATACCTTTCAGTCTGGCCTTGGCGCCAACGCCTTCCAGATTCCCATTATCGGGAATCCCAATAATTGTCGTGCCATTAGCTTTTGCATAAAAATGCTCAGCTTGGGAACGAGGCATTGGGTGATTGCCTGGGACATGCGTCACGGTTGAGTGATCTTCCATGACGATGGTATATCGTTTCAAAACCTGAGCAATGACCAAATCAGGATCAACAGGAACAGCCTTCAACACAACCTCAGCAGTTTCCGTAGATTCGGATGTAGTATTGCCTTCAGAAGTTTCCGTAGATTCTGTTGAAGTATCTTCTTTTTCTTTCGCTTTTGCTGCCATTTCAATTCTCCAAAATTAGATTAAGCCAGAAAAGCTCCTGGCTAGTCTATTATAACCTAATTTTACAATCCATCAAAATATCCAATTGTTTCTGGATAGACTACTTCAACGGCACCAAGCTTGCAGAAATAAGTTGATTTGTGGAAAATAGAATCAAACTGTACAGGTGTGCGATTCAGAGTCGTCATTGGATAGCGTACACGTTCTTTGTCATTGACATATACCAGAGCACGGTCAAGTGAGCCGTTGTTCAAAGCAGTAGCAACGCCAGCATCTAAAGAACCAGCTAGCCATTTCAGCGGCTGAATTGTAATTGGTCTGCCTTCAGATTGAGTATATATATTGTTTTCCATCACATATTTCAATACAGAAATGTTACCAGCCTGAGAAACCTTTTGCGTAGTCAGCAAACCGAATTGCTGAGGAGGCAAGCGAATTTCAGTAGGGAATACTGCGTAGCCTGTTGCTGCCCAAACTGATACCATCCAACTATTGATATCAGCCAAAATTTCATCAGCAGTTTTCTTGTTAAAATTGGTTGAACCAGAAACACCCGTAGAAACCGATGAAACAGTGCCATATTGAGAAACCAGTGGATGATTTAACAGGCCACCGATTTGCAATCCAGTATCGCCAATGTACACCATTTCATCAACATCCATTTGGTGCTTCAATTGCAAAGCCTCAAACTTTTGTTGATCAATTGGTCTGCCCATTTGAGCTGCTGATTCCAACTCGAAAATGGTGTATGCCAGCTCGTTGCCCCACGGTGTTAATGGGTTTGCGATCTTCGCAATATCAACTGAAGTGCTGGGCACTTGATTGGCTTTGCGACCAATCCATGACTTACCAGTGCCAACAATTTGGCCTTGCCCTAAGCCACCAGCAGAAGCAAATGAGCTAACTGTGAAAGAAGATGCATCATCAGCAATAGTAACATCTTCCCGCAATTGAATATCACGGCCCCAAGTGACAGCAGCCAGTGGTTTGTGCAAAGACAAATCAAGACGTTCAAGCTCGCCAACCAAAAATGCGCCAGTAGAATCGACAGTGCGGCCATCACGAGTTGTATAAGTCCGGTCAAATGCCTTACCGCGATGAGTACCTTGTCCATCAATGACCTGCATGTAAGCCTGATCAAATGTCATTGCATCTCGTGTTTTAAATAATTTCTTCATGTTCTTTCCTGTAAGATCAAAATTTTAATTCAGGTGAATTAGATGTTAAATACTAATTCAGCATATCCATTTGCGTCAGGCCCACTGTTCCAAAGTGCATTAGCAACCAGCGTTGTATTGGATGTACCATTAGTGGCCTCAAAGCTGCCTTGAATATGAGCACCGGAAGATGCTACATTCCAAATATAAACAGCACCACCCTTGACTGGTGCTTGACCAGCTGGAACAGCCGCGATGATTGAGCCGCGTCTTAACACATCAACCTCACCAGAAACCGGCAATGCTGATCCGCCGATAGGTGTAGCTCCAAAATTGGTGCTTGTTTGAGCTTGCTGGAAAGGATATGTGCGAACCGTGATGCCATACAGCGTAACACCAGAGACACCATCGCCAGTAATCAACTTGCGAACCGCATGCGATGTAGCATCCAGAATTACACCTTGTCCAGCCAGCGTAGGCGGGTTTGTGGAATCCGCTAGTTCAGGGAATATGTCCACAGGATGAGTGCGGGTAACATCACCAGGATAACCAGCACCCATTCTGTATTTGAATGCTACGTCTCGTGTTTTGCCTTTAAATTTTGCCATGATCTTTAATGCCTTATTTTGAAATGTTTGATAAGCGTTGCTTATTTTTTGCTTGAATAATAAGCTGCGTTTGCTGCGTTGATTTCTTCAATTGTTTGCAACTTGGACTTGACAGGTTGCAAAGGTGCGATAGAATCACGTGTTCCCATGCCGTTATTGGCTTGACGCTTCAATGCAGCTGCTGTGCGGAACACGGTGCGAACAGCATCGCAAGTCATGCGGCTTGTATCCAGCTTCTTGCTGCCAATTATGTCTGTGAAAATAGCTTTTCCACCAGGAGCACTGTAAGCTTGGTCAAGAGCATGTCTGCGTAATTTGCAAATAGCCGCTGCTGTTGCCTTTGGAGCTGCTTTCTGATCATAGGTTGGCATGCGGATGCCAGGCGATAGGATTTCAGCCATAGCAATTGAGTCTTTCATGCTTTCCCCTAGATAGCGTGAATCACATGCTTTGCGTGCGTCTTTTGCTGGGATGCCGTCAGGTGCCTCATCTTCAAGAAATTCTTCAAGCTCTTCACCATCATCCATGGTTTCTTCGCCATCTTCATCTGAAGCACCAGCTTCTTTGCCTTTAATCATCGCTTCAAGAGCATCTAAGCGTCGATTGAATTCAGTATGCTCAGCTTCATTCTGTGCCCAGCGTTCTTCATCACCACCTTCGTCCTCAGTTCTTCCTTCTTCAGCGTCCTTGTGGATGTGGATATGGGTATCGCCTTTGCCTTCACCAAACTCATCTTCAGTTTTGCCAGCTTCTTCATCTTCCAACTCAGCAGCTTCATCAAAGACTTCTTTCAATTCCTCAGCATCCTTTGCCTTATGAGCTTTGAATAGCAAATCCATGACTTTAGAAAGCCCTTTTTTGTTTTTGCCAGCTCGTGCTCTATCTCCATAACGATTTGTTACTGCCATTTTCGTTTCCTCATCTATTGTTTTGTGATCTTTAATTGCACAACGCGAACCGCACCGCCCTTGTTCTACGCCAGCGATGTGGTTGATAAAAATATTAGACTGTCGCCATTCGCCTTTTGCTATTTGGCTATACTCAGCATCATAGCCAAGGCTGATTTCTCGAATACCTTCTTCATTGACTGCTTTAATGCCATCTTCAGTTGTAATTAGCAAGTCCATTAGCAATAAGTCATCCATAGCACCTTCGCCGCGCCGAACATTAATTGCCGTGCCATGTGACAACTCTTTCCAGTTGCTCGGCATAACATCTTCGTCAGGGTGACTAATGGTAAATGATTTTCCTAGTGCTGATGCAATTGTTGTATCATTGAAAATATCGTCATCCTCACGATAAACTTTAATAATATCAGTTCGTCCAGGCTCAAGATTATTGCCTTCATCATCCTTGATTTCTTCTGGCCCATATATCATCATGCCAGTACGCGCAACTGGTACGTCCTTGCAGAGCAAAAACCCTTCTGGAGTTAAGGCTCTGTTTGGGCCTATCTTGTGGACTGTATATGCAGTTGCGTGTGTTGACATTATTCAATCAATTAGAATGCGTTGATAAATGAGCCTGTTGTTTCTGCAGCTGAAAAAGTGCATGTGGCACCCGTTAGCGCTGATACTGCTATTTTTATTTTATTGAAACCCGCTGTATTTAGTTTAAAAAGGGCAGTTGTTATTGCGCCAGCTGTAGCAACGGTTCCAGCTGATGTACCAAGGGCAGGTGCTATATAGGCATTAATGGCTGACCAAGTTGTCCCATTATCGACAGAACCAAATGCCGTTGCAGCTAGTGATGTGCAAGTGCCACTAAACAACCCAGCCAAAGTTGATGAACCAAATGTACTAATAACGATATTTTGCGCACCTGTCGGAAGCAATTGTGGTGCAACGGTGAAAGTTGGTGTGTAAATAGGGTTTTGATAAGGTGCTGTTGCATCAGCAAAGATGTTGTCTGAACAAGCAACAATTAGGAAAGTAGCAATAATCAATAACAAAATTCGTATTTTTTTCATGTTTTAGCCTTTTAATTCAAATGTCTAAGTAAAAATATTTTAAAGCTTATTATATACCCTATTTTTATAATAAAGTAAATAGTTTTATTATAAACTTTAAGTTTATAATATTTGATACTTTTCTCCATTTGCACCAGTAAATTTCACATGGGTTAGCGGATTATTTATGAAATAAACTAGCTGTCCACTGCCACTTATTGATGCTGCTATAGTCTGATAAGTATCTCCACCATCAAATGAGAAAGTCGCTGCTCCTGCTGCTGTCGTAAAAACCACAGAATAGGGCGGTGCTGTATCTCCGCTGCCATTGCCATTATACATTGGCACTACGACTGGGCTTGGGTTGCCTGCTGATATTGAGCCTTTTAAACCTGCTGTATTCATGTTAATCTCCGATAGTTGTTCAAGTTTACTTTGTGTTCTTTGCTATTGTGCTTCCAAGTGACTTTTTTATAACCCAATTCAGCAAGCTCTTTGAAGACATCTTTTGATTCTTTAATGGTTGGAGACTCAATGACATTGGTTACTCTTACATCTCCATTATCGATGAATTCAAGGGTCATCGTTTTGTAATATTTATTCACCATACT